CTAAGGTTTTTCCTGCTTTTTTCTTTCGACTTTTTCCCACGAATTAATTATTGCTTTGAGCATTTCAAGTGGAAAACCCATATCTTCAGCGCGTTCTGCTAATACAATGTAAGGAGTTTTAGGGTTAGGTATTTCCGGATCAAAAATTTGCTCTGAAAGTAACATAGCTCTATCTAGGTAGAAATAATACGAATCGACATTTAAGGCCTTGGAAAGTTTTACAACTGTTTCCTGAGAAGGGGTTTGCTTGTTATTTTCGTAAAGCGAAAGAGTGCTTTGCTTAATACCTGTCAATCTTGAAAGTTGCAGCATAGTTAGCTGCTTAGCCTTGCGGAGCTTTTTGAGTTTATCGCCAAGAAAATTCATTAATCCAGACCCCTTTCATGGTTGATTACAGTTAACATAAAGTAAGTATATCACAGTAACTGATGTAAGTGTAAAGAACATATTACCAATTGACGAATATAACATAAAACAGTATAATTTCAACAAAAATCATGATGGCTTTACGGGTTAAATAAAATTTACATAGTTAGTATACCATGTTAGTTAATACAGATACAAAAGAACATATTACCAGTTGACCGGATATGATTTGGGACAGTATAATTACAAACAAATGCAACTTATTATGTTATCTAAAAACGGCGCACAGATAGGAGATGTTTAGTTTGGGTGTTACATAACGGTGCCAAACTTAGTGTTGGACTTGTATCGAATCGCTTCCAGTTGGGTTCCAAGATAGTATTCAATTCGATTAATAACAGGAAGGACGATAATGGAAGATATGATAAAGATGGATATTAAAGGTATAATTCCCTGTCCAGCATGTAGTAAGAAATTTGTATTTGCATACTCAGACGCCAGGGGCCATGCTTCGGTGCCTTGCGTGAGATGTGGAAGAATATCAATGGTTGATTACGAGACAATGTCGGCAACGCTTATGCCACCTTTGAGTCGAAAAAATAAAGTTAATGCTAAGAAACCAAGGGAACTAGCACTGATGACCATTAGCAATTATGTTACTTAACTAGTAATTTTATAAAGCGTTTTAAAATTTAATAAAGATTAATACTGACTGAGCCACTTAGGGGCGCTAAAGCCACCACAAGGCCGGGGTATAGCTAGAAAAAGCGATACTCTGTGCCTTTTTTTATTTGGCTTTTCAGGGCTTATTTAGTGCTGCCTTTTTTCTAGCTAGTCGGCTAGATGAAAGGAGCACTAAATGAAAATCAAGTATGAATTCGTAACTGGTGAGACTGTAGAGATTGAGGTGGAAGAAAACATCGGGGAAGTAATGGCCCAAATCGATAGAGATATTTATCGCAGCAACCGGCGCGAGACTAACAAGCACAATTCGGTTGAGGCATTGGAAGATAAAGGCATCCAACTTGCCGACGAGAGTATGGACATTCCCTTTTTCATTGAACAGCAAGAAATGCGAGAAGCACTACATAATGCAATGGACAAGCTTTTGCCCCAGCAGCGTGAGCTGATTCAGAAAGTGTTTTTCACAGGCAAGTCAATCTCCGAAATTGCTCGTGCTGAAGGTGTTGATGAGTCATCGATTCGTGATCGCTTAAAGCGGATCTATAAAAAACTTAAAAATTTTTCAAAATAGACCCCCCGAATTGGCGTTTCTCACTGCTTATATATAGAGGCACTTTTAAGAGCCTCAAAAAACAAAGGAGGCACATCTATGAAAACCATCACGATTACGATTTCTGGTGGCAGTCCCGCATCCATTGTTATCACAGAACAAAAACCAGCGGACAAAGAAGCAAAAAGAAAAGCGGCACTAGCGTACCTAGATGCAATGTTCAAACCAGTACTGAAAGAAATGGGGAAGTAATTTTTATGAAGTTCATCTATATCTGTTCAGCCCTGAAAGGTGATCTTGAACGAAATATTCGTAAAGCCAATGGCTATTGCCGGTTTGCGGTCAAACATTCGGTTGTACCAATCGCCCCACATACCATGTTTGCTGGATTCCTGGACGATACCATACCGGAAGAAAGAGAGATAGGGCTAGCAATGGGGTTAGCACTACTAAAGTATTGTTCAGAAGTATGGGCCTTTGGTAACAGGATATCGGAAGGGATGATGGCAGAATTGGAAGTAGCCAAGGAACTGAACATTCCGATTCGCTACTTTACGGACAAGTGTGAGGAGGTTGCCAATTAATGAGCAAACAAACACTGGCTCTTGAAATAGCAGCGGACTTACGAAACCTTGCCGCTCGCATTGAGGCTTACGCTAAAGAGGAACAAGCCCCTGGGGATATACCAAAGGTTGAGCAAGTCCAAGCGGAAGCGCCAAAGCCGGAACCGATTTCTATCGAAAAAATACGCGCCATCCTTGCGGAAAAATCCCAGTCAGGAAAACAAACGGAAGTCAAAGCCCTTATCACCAAGTTTGGAGCCAAGAAACTAACGGATATTGATCCCACCTGCTATGCTGAACTATTAAAAGAGGCATATGCGCTCTAAATGGTAAGTTATATTCCTTTAACCCAAGGCAGGGTCACTATCGTCGATTCTGAGGACTATCCTATGCTAGCTCAATGTCTATGGATGTTTCATTGCGGGTATGTTCGAAGAGTTGAAAAAAGAAAGATTGTTCATATGCATAGATTGCTGATGAACTGTCCTAACGAATTAGAAGTCGACCATGTAAATCGAAATAAACTCGATAATCGCAAAGCCAATTTGCGGATTGTAACTCGCCAACAAAATACGTTTAACAAAGGTAGTTATCTGGATTCTTCATCAAGGTATAAAGGTGTTAGTTGGCACCGGCGAGATCAGCTTTGGTTTTCTCAATTACGCTTGAATAATAAAAATCATTACTTGGGTTCTTATGAAACGGAAGAAATAGCAGCGGCAGCCTATAATCACTATGCCAAAGTGTATTTTGGTGAATATGCGGTACTCAATGACGTGGATGCCGTAGATTTTAAAGAGTTAAGAATTCTGAAGAAAAAAGGAATGTCCAAGTATCGCGGGGTTACGTATCACAAGCGCAGTGATAAATGGATTGCTCGAATTACTATCGACGGACGACGAATATCGCTGGGATATTTTCATAACGAAGTTTTAGCCGCAAAAGCATACAACGAAGCGTTCATAAAATATCGAAATGGAAAAGAGGCACCTAATGCCATATAGCAATTCAGAAAGAAAACATGCACTGCTTAGTGCGTCTGGAGCAAAGAGATGGATGTCTTGTACACCCTCAGCAAGGTTGGAAGATCAGTTTGAGCATACGACGAGTATTTTTGCTGAGGAAGGGTCCTTTATGCATGAGTTAGCTGAACTGCAACTTAACCACTATTTAGGCAAAAGTGATAGAAATAAGTTCATGCAGAGTTTTACGGAAATTAAGAACAATAAATTTTACTCGACTGAAATCTACGACGCGGTACAAGTCTATGTTGATTTGGTAATAGAAACAATGAATCTGGCCAGAGCAAAAACACCAGATGCTACTGCACTAATTGAGCAACGGCTGGATTTTAGTGATTGGGTTGAAGGCGGTTTTGGCACAGGTGATGCAGTCGTTGTAGCAGACGGTGTACTTGATATAGTCGACTTGAAGGGAGGCCAGGGCGTCAAAGTGTTAGCGGAGCAGAACACGCAGATGATGTTGTATGCGTTAGGAGCCTTGACTTTATTCGACAGTCTATACGACATCCAAACGGTTCGAATGACTATCTGTCAGCCACGCTTAGATAACATCTCTACTTATGAAATCTCAGTGGTAGACCTGATCCACTGGGCAGAAACCGAGCTTCGACTCAAGGCAGAACTTGCTTTTAATGGCGAAGGTGAGTTTGCGCCGGGATCACACTGCCGCTTTTGCAGGGCTAGGCAGACTTGCCGGGCTAGAGCCGAGTGTCATTTGGAATTGGCAAAACATGATTTTAAGCTGCCTGATTTATTAGCAGACGAAGAAATCAGCGAAGTGCTGTCCAAAGCAGAAGTGATTGCCGCATGGGTAGATGATGTGAGAGCTTATGCACTCACGGAAGCAGTCAAGAGCGGGAGGCAATGGCCGGGCTTTAAAATTGTCGAGGGTAGGAGTAATCGCAAATACGTCGACGAGGCTAAAGTGGCGGAGGTGCTGCTGGCAACAGGTACCTATAGTGAGAGCGATATATTCACCAAAGATTTACTCGGCATAACAGCGATGGAGAAACTGCTAGGAAAAAAGCAATTCAATGGCTTGCTAGGTAACTTTATTCAAAGACCTTCAGGGAAACCAACCTTAGTGCCAATATCGGACAAGCGTCCGGAGTTTAATACCGCAATAGCGGATTTCAAGGAGGAAATTTAATTATGGAAAATACAACAAAAGTGGTTACAGGCAAAGTGAGATTTAGCTACGCAAATGTATGGGAGCCGAAGTCAATCAACGGTGGTGATGAGAAGTACAGTGTGTCCCTTATCGTACCAAAGGCTGATACAAAGACTATCGCTGACATCAAGGCTGCAATCGAACAGGCAAAAAAGGACGGCGTTTCCAAGTTCGGCGGAAAAGTTCCGGCAAACTTGAAGCTTCCGCTCCGAGACGGTGATGTGGACCGCCCAGATGATGAGGCCTACAAGGACTGCTACTTTATCAACGCTAACAGTAAAGACCGCCCCGGTATCGTGGACAAAAAAGTGAAACCCATTCTTGACCAGAGCGAGTTGTACAGTGGCTGCTACGGCAGAGCGAGCATTACCTTCTATGCATTTAATCAGAACGGGAACAAAGGGATCGCATGTGGTCTCCAGAACCTGCAAAAGCTTGCAGATGGTGAGTCACTTGGCGGACGCAGCAAAGCAGAAGATGATTTTGATTCTGCTGAGGATGAGGACTTTTTGGCGTGAGAATGCTATCCCTCGATGTAGAAACCTTCAGCAGCATTAATTTAGTTAAGGCTGGCGTATATAAATATACGTCAGCCCCAGACTTCGAAGTTTTACTTCTTGCGTATGCTTTTGATGACGAAGAAGTACAGATAATTGATCTTGCCAGCGGTGAGGAATTACCAACTGAGCTGATGGAAGCAATCATCAACGACTCAGTAAAAAAAACTACCTTCAACGCGAACTTCGAGCGGACATGCCTAGCGAAACATCTTAAACAGACACTCTCTCCGGTTGGTTGGCATTGCACTGCAGTACAAGCAGCAAGCTTAGGGTTGCCATTATCATTAGAAGGAGTGGCACTGGTACTGGGGCTAGAACAGCAAAAAATGAAAGATGGCAAGGAGTTAATACGTTTTTTTCCTTACCTTGCAAACCAACTATAGCAAACGGTGGAAGAACCAGAAACCTGCCACACCATGCTGCCGATAGATGGGAACAATTCAAGGCCTATTGCGTCCGCGATGTGGAGGTAGAGCGGGCCATACGTACAAAAATAGCTAAATTCCCAATTAGGAATACAGAGCAAGAACTATATATACTCGACCAGCGAATCAACGATCGTGGGTTATTGGTAGATAGAGAGCTTGTAAAACACGCTATTGAGTGTGACCGTCTACATCAAACAGATACTTTTAGTCATGCTAGGCATCTAACGGGGCTAGAGAATCCAAATAGCGTAGCTCAATTGAAAATGTGGCTGCGTGATAACGGCGTGGAAGTTGACAGTTTATCAAAAAAAGCCGTAACGGACTTAGCTAAAGAATCAGATGGCGAGGTGGAAGCATTACTTAATATGAGACTTCAGCTTGCCAAAACATCCATTAAAAAGTATGAGGCTATTGAGCGTTCCGTTTGCTCCGATAGCAGAGTGCGAGGACTACTACAGTTTTACGGAGCCAATCGAACAGGTAGGTGGTGTCTCACTGGGGATCACGAAGTATTGACACAAGATGGATGGACCCAAATCGATAGTTGGAATAGCGGTTATATAGCTTGCTGGTCTCCGCAAACTGAATGCATATCATTTCAAAAAGCGCAAGCCGTATCTTTTGATTATGACGGGGATATTTATGCTATTGAATCACAAAGATGCTCGCAAATGAGTACCCCTGATCATCGTATGGCTTATTGGGGTAAGAATGGTGGCTGGGAAGTAGATACAGTAGAGAATTTAGCATCTAAACGGTTTAGCATACCTTTTACTGGACGGCGTATCGGAAACAGCAGCCTCGAACATATTGAGCTTCGTATATTGATTATGACTCAAGCCGACGGTCATTATACCCAAGAAGGCAGTCTCAGATTCCACTTTAGTAAGCCACGAAAAATTGAACGATGCAAAAATTTGCTTCGTAAAGCCGGTATCATTTTTATGACGATGCTACGTGAAAAGTCGACTGTTATAACTATAAAATCGCGCCATTTACCTGTTTGGTTGCGTATGTTTCAGAACAAAACGTTTGGGTCTTGGCTATTCGATGAGTCAGCCGACATCGTGTTCGATGAACTTGAAAACTGGGATGGTTATCGGTGTGGTCCTAATTCCATTCAATACGTGACAATTAATAAGCAGAATGCTGATATGATTCAAGCCTTCGCACATCTTTCAGGGCGTGCGGCAACAATCGTAAAAAAGGTGCGGGAAAACTGGAGCGACGCTTATTACGTCAATATCTGGCTGACTCCTGGTGGGCACAACGAAATACGAAAAAAAGCAACGGTAATACCGTTCTCTGGAAAAGTATTCTGCGCTGAAACCGAAACAGGTTTTTTCCTTGTCCGTCGTAACGGTAAAGTATGGATTACAGGGAACTCAGGGAGGTTGGTTCAGGTTCAGAATTTACCTCAGAATCATGAGAAGGACTTAACACTTGCACGGGATTTATTAAAGCAAGGTCGCTTTGGTGAACTGAAACTGTTTTATGAAAGCGTACCACACTTGCTTTCGGAGTTAATTCGGACAGCCTTCATTCCGAAAGAAAACCATCGATTCATTGTAGCTGATTTTTCAGCGATTGAAGCTCGTGTCATCGCTTGGTTAGCTGGCGAGAAGTGGCGTATGGATGTTTTTAAAACACATGGCAAAATATATGAAGCTTCTGCCAGCCAGATGTTTAAAGTACCTCTTGAGGATATTACCAAAGGCTCGCTGCTTAGACAGAAAGGTAAGATAGCAGAGCTCGCCTTGGGATACGGCGGTGGAGTTGGAGCGCTTACTGCTATGGGAGCCTTGGACATGGGCTTATTGGAAGAGGAACTTCAACCGTTGGTTACTGCATGGCGAGCAGCCAACCCCAACATCACAAAGCTATGGTGGGATATAGACAAGGCAGCGCTTGTTGCGGTTAAGGATAAAACGCTTCAAACTGTTGGCAGGCTACAACTTCAGTGCATGAGCGGTATTCTCTTTATCACCTTACCTTCAGGCAGAAAGTTGTCCTATATCAAACCCCGTATTGAACTAAATAAATTTGGCCGGGATGGCATTACCTATGAAGGTATTGGGGTAGGAAAACGCTGGTGCCGGATGGATACCTATGGCCCCAAGCTAGTAGAGAATATCGTCCAGGGAGCTGCCCGTGATTTACTAGCGGAGGCCATGCTCCTTGTGGCCAAGGCCGGATATGACATTGTCATGCATGTACATGATGAAGTTGTTGTGGAAGTTCCTAACGGTCAGGGGTCAATAAAAGAAGTTTGTGACCTAATGGCGATAGTACCGCCTTGGGCGGAGGGATTGCCCCTTAGGGCCGATGGATATGAATGCGAATATTACCGAAAAGACTAGGAGGTAGCAGGTCATTGAAACTAACAATCGCAATAGCCAATAGCCGTAGAGATAAAATATGGAAAAACATAGAGTGGACCTGGCCGGAATTTATCGAACGGGTTAGGAACACCATCCGAACTGCCGAGACGGTAGAGCAGTATAAAACATTTAGTAAAGCAAAGCAAGATGATATCAAGGATGTCGGCGGTTTTGTGCTGGGAACGCTAAAAGGCGGCAGCCGGAAAAAGGATTGTGTCCTGACACGATCTGCTCTGTCTCTTGATATGGACTATGCCGTGCCGGGTATTATCGACCAGATAGAGTTGCTTTTTTCCTTCCAGTGTTATTTCTACTCCACCCATAAGCATATGCCAGAAAAACCTCGTCTTCGCCTCATTATCCCGCTTGCCCGTGAGGTGTCGCCGGATGAATACTCTGCGGTGGCAAGAAAAGTGGCAGAGGAAATCGGCATCGAGCTTTTTGATGATACCACATACGATACGAACCGCCTGATGTACTGGCCATCCACTTCTTCTGACGGGGAATTTGTGTTTCATGAGGTTGAGGGCGAACGTTTAAATCCGGATGAAGTGCTTGCAAAATATAAAGACTGGCGTAATTTGGCAGAGTGGCCTGTTTCTAAACGGCAGCAAAGCATGGTGCGGCGCGAGGTTAAAACGCAGGCTGACCCGTTAGAAAAGCACGGCACGGTGGGCGCTTTTTGCCGGGCCTATGCAATGCCAGATGCCATGGATTTATTTCTTGCTGATGTGTACCGACAAAGCGCTATGCCTGGTCGCTATGATTATATCTCGGCGGACAGCCAGGCAGGTGTTGTTATATATGACGATAAGTATGCTTACAGTCACCATGCCACCGATCCGGCATGCAGTAAGCTTCTAAATGCGTTTGACATGGTAAGAATCCATAAGTTTGGCGATCTTGATGAGAAGGGGTCGTTCAATGCCATGTGCGAGTTTGCGGTTAAGCAGGAACTGGTAAATGACCTTCTGCTCGAAGAAAGGCGGGAACGCGCGAGTCAGGATTTTTCCTCAGACTGGACAAAGGTCTTGCAGCGCGATAGGGGAGGAAATTTGATGAACAATCTCCAAAATATCACGCTCATCCTCAGTAACGACCCGGCACTGAAGGCGGTAGTGTTCAATCAACTGGCCGATGGATTAGAGATAAAGGGAGAAGTGCCGTGGAAGCACCCGGCGCGCTTTTGGCGCGATGCCGATGATGCCCAGCTTATTAGCTACGTTGATTCGCATTATGGTACGTTTTCAGCGCGAAATTATGAGATTGCAATCACTAAAGTAGCCGATGACCGTTCCTATCACCCAATCCGCGAGTATTTGAACAATTTGCCGCCTTGGGATGGTGTGCAGAGGGTAGAAACGCTTCTTACCCTATACCTAGGCGCGGAGGATAACCGTTATGCCCGTGCTGTAATGCGAAAGACGCTCTGCGCCGCTATTGTTAGGGTGCTCGATCCTGGCGTAAAATTTGACAGCATGCTGGTGTTAAATGGACCGCAAGGTGTAGGAAAATCCACATTTATCGGCAGACTGGGTGGTGAATGGTATTCAGATAGTTTGGCGCTTACCGATATGAACGATAAAACAGCTGCCGAAAAACTGCAAGGATATTGGATCATGGAAATTGGCGAACTGGCCGGAATGAAAAAAGCCGAAATTGACAAGGTTAAAGCGTTTATCTCACGTCAGGACGATAAATATCGTGCCAGTTTCGGAAGGCGTGTTACTCCTCATCCGAGACAGTGTGTATTCTTTGGGACGACCAATTCTGAAAAAGGTTACCTTCGTGATAGTACAGGCAATCGCCGCTTTTGGACGGTAAAAACACCGGGTGGTGCTTCAAGGAAGACTTGGCAGTTAACCGATGAAGAGGTTAAGCAAATCTGGGCAGAAGCACTGGTGTATGTAAAGGCTGGCGAGAAACTCTACTTGGATGCTGACCTGGAGAAAATTGCTAAATTAGAGCAGCGCGAGGCGATGGAACATGATGATCGTGAGGGTTTGGTGCGCGAGTACCTTGATACGTTATTGCCTACTGACTGGGCGCAGATGGATTTGTTGGAGCGCAGAAATTTTTTGAATGGATCAGATTTTGGCAGTCCATCAAAAGAGGGAGTTATACGCCGCACGTTAGTATCACACATGGAAATTTGGTGTGAATGTTTTGGCAAAGAGCGATCTAATTTACGCCGGATGGACACAAACGAAATTGCTACTATTCTTACCAGCATTGGCGGTTGGGTGAGGCAGGAGAAAAAAGAGCGCATTCCTATCTATGGGCCGCAGTTGACTTATGCTCCAGAGGAAGTTTCTAAGTAGTTTATAGGGAACAACACTGTGTTTGGAACAGTTCCAGTGTGCCAAACATAGTGTTGCAGAACCCTTTGGGAACTTCTCAACAAGTCTTAACGTTATAAGGCGTGAAATGCGTTTCTGTTCTATTGTTCTATACTATATTATCTAAATTAAAATATATAAATATATATATAGTATAGGTCTATATATGTATATACGCGCGTATAGGGTTTTTTTGATACTAAGAACACATGGATGGGGAAGGATTATTATGGAAAGTGTCATGAAATGGAGGCGTGGAAAGTGGAAATTTACAGTGAGATGTATAAAAGGCGTTGTATAAAGCGACTGCAAGAGTGGAAGGCTCCGCTTTCCGACTGGGAATGTGTGGATATGTATGACGTTGCCGAAGCCAGTAATGCTTTGTGTACCTGTGATCTGTGTGACTGCCCTGGTGTTCGGTTTGTTCATGTGATGCGCCATGCGGAATATTTTGAGGACGTTCACGTTGGCTGTATTTGTGCCGGTATCATGGATGGGGATATCCTTGCAGCAAAAGACCGTGAGCGTGAGATGAAAAACCGGGCAAAGCGCAAGCAAAATTATCTCAAAAAAGAATGGCGTGTTAAGAAAAATGGCAACTATGTGCTGAAATATAAGAACGAATGGCTGACTATAGTACCAAGTAAATGGGGTAATGCAGGTTTTGGCGTGGTATGGAACGGGCACGGCATGTGGAGGTATAAGGGCAAGAGCATAGGTGACTTTTTGACTGCAGTCTATGCTGCATTTGATCTAGTTGATCCGCTAATTGGAGAAAGCTCGTGATGGAAAGAGATATAGAGAAAAAATTGGTTGCTGAGGTAAAAAAGCGTGGAGGGCTTGCGGTGAAGTTAATATCACCAGGAATGGCAGGTGTTCCTGACCGAATTGTCCTCCTGCCCAAGAGTAAAATGGCATTCGTGGAGTTAAAAGCACTGGGGAAAAAGCTAAGGCCATTGCAGCAAAAACGTTCGAAACAGTTTTTTGCATTGGGATTTCAAGTTTATTGCGTTGACCAGTTAGAAATGATCGGGAGGGTGCTTGATGAAATACAATCCCCATAGTTATCAGCTATATGCAGAAAGTAAGATTATCGAGCAAACAGCATTTGGACTCTTTTTAGACTGCGGTATGGGGAAAACAGTTGTAACGTTAACAGCTGTGCTTGAGCTGATGCAGGACAGTTTTGATGTAACAAGGGTCCTTGTGATTGCGCCACTTCGAGTAGCTGAGGATACCTGGAGTAAGGAATGCCAAAAGTGGCAGCATCTTAAGCACCTCAGGATATCCAAAGTACTCGGTAGTGAGCAGCAAAGGAAGAGAGCCGTAAACACGCCAGCTGATATTTATATCATCAACCGGGAAAACGTCGAATGGCTTGTTACTTTCACGGCAAAAACTGGCCTTACGATATGGTCATTTTGGACGAGTTATCCAGCTTTAAGTCGGTAGGTGCAAAACGGTTTAAGGCACTGAAAAAAGTACGACCACTTATTAAACGGATTGTGGGGCTTACTGGTACACCAGCACCGAATGGACTTCTTGACTTGTGGCCGCAGCTATATCTTTTAGACCGAGGCGAACGGTTGGGTAAAACATTAACTGGTTACCGCGAGCAATATTTTGTCCCAGACAAACGGAACCAGAATGTTGTATTCAGTTACAAAACAAAAAAAGGTTCAGAGGATTCCATATACGAAAAAATCTCCGACATTTGTATGAGTATGAAAGCCCGTGACTATTTGATAATGCCGGAGCGCATAGACAATGTAGTCGAAGTACAATTGCCGGAGAAGGAAGCGGCGCTGTACAAGCGGATGGAAAAAGACATGCTGCTGCCTTTCGAAGGTGGTGACATCGATGCCGTTAATGCAGCAGCTCTGAGTAATAAGCTTCTCCAGATGGCAAACGGTGCAGTGTATGACGAAAACAAAACTGTTAAGGTCATTCACAACAAGAAGCTCGATGCGCTAGAGGATTTGATTGAAGCAGCTAATGGTAAGCCAGTGTTGATCTTTTATAGCTTCCTGCACGATAAAGACAGGATTTCAGAGCGGTGTTCTGTGACCGAGCTGAAGACGTCTGAGGATATCTCAAGGTGGAATGAAGGCAAGATTCCTATCGCTATTGCTCATCCGGCTTCGGCAGGTCATGGCCTCAACCTTCAAGCCGGAGGTAGCACTTTGATTTGGTTTGGGTTGACTTGGAGTTTGGAGTTATATCAGCAAGCCAACGCAAGACTCTGGCGGCAGGGACAAAAAGAGACAGTTATTATACATCACATTGTTGTTACCGGAACCATTGATGAACAAGTGATGGTGGCACTGAGCAGAAAAGAAATTGGACAAGCAGCACTAATGAATGCAATCAAAGCAAGGATAGGAGCAGTGGCATAAGATGAACATGCTACCGATTAATGCCGAATGGAAACGCCGTATCAAATGGGCAGAGCAGCAGAAAAAACAACAATTAGCCGGTAAATTAATGGACAAGCAAAAGGACAAGAAACAAACTTTGGATAGCGAAGCAGAAATATTTCATACAGGGAGCGGTAGAAAATGAATGCCAAGGAATAATTGTCGCAGGCCTTCTGGTTGGACAAAAGAATCAACAGTAAGTTGGAGCAGGTAGTTTCACTTAAGGAAATGGCTACCAAAGCTACGCCAGCATTCATGCAGAGCGTGTCAGTGGTACAACTCAGCACAGTCCAATGGAGAATGCCATTATTAAGCTTATAGACTTGGAACATGAGATTAATGTGGTACTATGTCAAGAAAAAGTACAACTTAAATGGGGTCTGCGGATAATTTTGTGTAAATAGAAATTCCTTACAGCAAGAAATAGTGGCTTTTTACAAAAGCAAAGTTACTCATTGCACCTTGATGAATCTTCTCCCTGGGCGAGATGGAAGTATGCGCGCGATAGCGTGAATGCTTTCGTCTCGCACCGGGGAATCATATTTTACTGGAGCAATCAGCCTGCATACCGATCTTCAAACAATAATGCTAAATGATTTAAAACCATATCCCAATCGCGATACCGTTGAGTCCATTTTTTGACAATATTATTCGACGCTAAATATAACATTTTGCGCAGAGAATCATCGTTAGGAAAAACAGCTTTTGTTTTAGTTACTTTTCGGAATTGCCTATGCAATCCTTCAATAATATTCGTCGTATATATTATTTTCCGAATACTGGGAGGATATGCATAAAAGGTAGACAAAATATCCCAATTATCTTCCCAGCTTTTTATGGCAGCCGGATATTTATCACCCCATTTCTCTTTAAAGCTTAGTAGTTTCTCTAACGCTGCTTCTTCCGTTACTGCCGTATAAACTTCTTTCAAATCTGCGGTAAATACCTTTGCATGTTTGTAGTTGACATACCGCATACTTGCACGGATTTGATGAATGATACAGCGTTGTATTCCAGCTTTGGGATAGGCGGCTCCGATTGCTTCTCGAAAACCATTGAGCCCATCAACACAAAATAGGTAAACATCTTGTACGCCGCGGCTTTTCAGCTCGTTTAGTACACTAAGCCAAAATTTGCTGCTTTCGTTTTCTCCAATCCATATACCCAATATTTCCTTATAGCCTTCTAGATTTATTCCCAATACTACATAGGCTGCTTTCGTAATAATCTGGTGATTTTCACGGATTTTATAGTGTATGGCATCTAGAAAAACGAACGGATATACTGCTTCTAGTGGTCGATTTTGCCATTCAGTAACTTGAGGCATGATTTTTTCGCTTATTTTACTTACCAGTTCTGGTGAGATTTCTACATCATATAAGCTCTTTATCTGTTCTGATATATCCCGAATACTTAGTCCGGCGGCATATAGAGATAATATTTTTTCTTCCATACCATCAACATTCCGGCTGTATTTACCAATGATCTGTGGTTCATATTCACCGTTTCGATCACGGGGAATCGTAATCTCTACTTCACCTAGTTGCGTTTTTACTTTCTTTTTCGAATAACCATTCCGATAATTTTTCGACACACCTGATTCGACATCATCCGACCGACGTTCCTGTTTTACGTAACCCAGTTCAGTTTCTAATTCTGCTTCCATTATTTCTTGGAGTACATCTCTGAACATGTCTTTTATCGCGTTCATGACTTCCGTGGTATTGTTGAATTTTTGCTCTTTAATTAACTCTTTGATAGCTTCCTTTGGTATTGTTGCCATAAAAAATCTTCCTTTCTGACTTAAATAGTTTCATTCCTATTCTTGCCAGTAAGGAAGATTTTTCAAACCTATTTACACAAAATTTTCTGTGCCCTCCTCAAATGTGGCATTCAGCCCAACAAACATCTTGCACATATATGTCCTTTTCTTACCCCGCAAGCTGTACTATATCAGCCAATTTTTCATATTGATCTGGTGAAAGATATCCACAATGACCATGGATTCTTCTTGTATTATAAAAAGTCTCGATATATTCAAAAATCAATCGATATGCATGCCTATAATCAAAGATCTTGTATCTGTTTAGCCATTCTCTCTTTATTAAAGCATGAAATGCTTCAATACATGCATTGTCCCAAGGATAGGCTTTCTTTGAATAGCTCAGTATCATTCCTTCCGTCGCATTTCGGTAATCCTTTGATACGTACTGACATCCCCTGTCACTATGCATTACCAGGGGTCTGTCAATTTTGCGTTTTTCTTTGGCTTTATTTATTGTCGCTATAACATGTTCTGTTTCCAGCGTATGACTCAATGTCCATGCAATAATCTTTCGTGAAAATAAATCCATTATACTTGTAAGGTATACAAAGCCATCCAATGTCCAGATATAAGTAATATCTGAGCACCATACAGCATTTGGTTCCTTTGGATTGAACTGCTCATTTAATACATTTATTAATTTGCTGTCAAAATCCGAATTGATGGTGGTTACGGTATAAGGTTTAATATACTGAGCCTTAATTCCCATTTCTCTCATATAGTTCCCAACCGTTTTTTCAGCAATGACTTCACCCTGAGTAAGAAGTTTCTCCTTTATTTTAGGAGCCCCATAATTCTGATGAGATTCGTCATATATTTCCTGTATCTTTTGCTTAATTCTCGCTTTCCTTTTTGATTGCTCAGAGGGAGATCTCTTGAGCCAGGCAGTATAGCCTGATCTTGAAACGCCTAAATGCTTCAACATTCCGCTGATAGAAACCCGGCGTTTTTTATCGAGTTCTTCTTTTTTAGCGGTAACTTCAATGTATATGGCTTCTGTCATTTTCCCAGAATGTTGATTGCTTTTTTTAATACATCAAGTGCATCCTGCGCATCACGTAACTCCTTCTTTAAGCGCGCGATTTCTTTAGCTTCATCACTTGAATAATTACCCGCTCCCCTGGTTGGTACTTTTCCACCTTGTTCTTTTGCAGCATTTGCCCATTTGCTTAATGCTGATTTACTGATGCCTAGATTTTTAGCACATCCATTCACACCTAAATCCTTATGGTCATTGTAATAAACCACTGCATCTTCTTTAAATTTCTGAGTATAGTGTATGGCCATGTTAAGTCCCCCCATCTTGTTAGTTATTGTAACAATTTATTGGGAACTTTCCATATTTAATTTGCACTATTTTTATTCTAGCACCAATGATGATATCGATAAGTTAGTGGATTTGAAGCGAGAAATTATTACTGTAATACAATCTGTGAAAGAGCCGGAATATCAATTGCTGTTAGAACTACGATATCTTAGATACGAAAGTTGGGAAGATATTGCGGAAAAGATGAATTATAGCTGGCGTAACATTCATTATCTTCACGCCAAAGCTTTAAAAGCAATTAACCTCAATATATCTTTGCATAGTTTTGCACATAACATCCGTCGTATAATATAAACTGAAAAAGAAATATGGAGACGCCCCGGAAAGCACTATTCCGGGGCGTTCGTTATAACTTAACTGTAAAACTTGTGGTTTTGATTACTGACAATGTTTTTAACGAAAAGCGGAGTTGATAGAGATGCCGATGAAACCAAAGAAACCCTGCAAACATCCAGGCTGCCCATTGCTAACAGCAGGTAACTATTGCGAGTTTCATATAAAACTACATACAAATGATCGAGCAAGTGCTCACGATCGTGGTTACAGCAGCCAATAGCAAAAAGCGAGAAGTCAGTTCTTGAAAGCTAATCCTCTTTGCAAAGAGTGCCAACGCCAGGGAAAGTTAACTCCGGCTACAGTCGTGGATCATATCCAGTCCCATCGCGGAGATAAGAATCTGTTCTGGGACGAGAATAACTGGCAACCGCTTTGCAAAAAGTGCCACGATAGGAAAACCCGGACGGTGGATCAATATCAGGAATATTCTTTTTAAGAGAAAATAGATATTTTTGTGACGTTATGTTATAGTTAAATATTGTAAGATGTAATTGCGATTAATTTTTGTTTACGTACAGTTAATCGAGAAAGGAGGATGTAGATATGATTAATTATATAAATTTATATTGTTTATGGAGGAGACTTCCTCTGTAACAGATGGAGGGAAAATGGTTAAGCAGAATTTATTAATTGAGAACATACCAGCCATTCTTTGGGGTGAAAAAAACACTAAAATAATGGTGGCTGTTCATGGGAATATGTCAAATAAAATGGATGTGCCGATTGCTATGCTTGCAGAAGAGGCAATTCCGCTAGGATATCAGGTGTTGAGCTTTGATTTGCCACAACATGGAGATAGAAAAGAAGAACCAACGTTATGCAAGGTTCAAAATTGTGCTCATGATCTTTGTAAAATTATGGATTTTATCACGAGTCACTCAAATGAAATTAGCTTGTTTGCCTGCAGCATGGGTGCGTATTTTAGTTTGCTTGCATATAAGGATGTTTCCATACGGCGAAGCTTGTTTTTATCGCCGATTGTTGATATGAGCCGTATTATTGATAATATGATGATGTGGTTTAACGTAAGCAAGGAGAGATTGCAGGCGGAGCAGGAAATCCAAACACCTGTAGGGCAAACGTTGTATTGGGATTATTATTGCTATGTCAAAGAAAATCCGATTGTGTATTGGGAGAGTCCTACTGCCATCCTTTATGGAAAAGAGGACAATCTTTGCGAGTTTGGTGTTGTATCTTTTTTTGCAAACAAGTTTGATTGTGACATGGAAGTAATGGATCGTGGTGAACATTACTTTCATACACCAGAACAATTGAACTTTTTCAGACAATGGTTGAAAAAATATCTTAATTAAATATTTATAGCGAGCGAAAAAACACAGTCCGGTTGGTAGTCCGGATGCACCCTTAAACAGGGTGTCGTATCCTTCCCCCCTTAGGGATGTCCGTCGCTTGCATTATTAAACTGAGGGGGAACTGAATATGAAACTGACGGTCTTTTATGATGGTCAATTTTGGGTAGGTGTTTTGGAAGAGGTAATTGACGAAAAATTAAAAGCGGTACGTTACGTCTTTGGTTCGGAGCCATACGACTGGGACGTAATGAATTTTGTAAATCAAAGAATGTTATCATGTATTAGTCGTGCTGGTAAAAGCATTGACGTAAAAATGCCCGTTCGACCGTCGAATCCTAAGAAACTTGCGCGAGAAGCAGCAAGAGAGGTACAACGGGTAGGAGTTTCTACTTTTGCTCAAGAAGCTATCAAGAAAGACCGTGAAGCATTAAAACTTGAGCATAAAGTGATTTCAAAACAGTTGCGTCAGGATTTGGAAAAATCTAAAAGAGATAAAAAGGTACAAAAAAACAAAAAAAAGAAACGTGGTCATTAATATTAATATTGCAGACTGACAATAGCTTGAACTATTGCCAGTCTTTTTGTTTGGTAAACATCTATTTTCGCGACGTGGATAGAACCAATACACGAAGAAATGACTGTAAGTCCAGGGGAGGGGCGGGTCAAATCTCTACAGGCTACTTCCCCAAGACCGCGCCCCCCTTCGCGCGAAATTTCGCATAATAAACAGGAGGGGGGATGGGAACCCGTCCTATTTTGAGGCACGCAAACCTTGTAGTTACAGGGTTTAAGCGTGCTATTTATTTTGCGTAAAAGTATAAATTAAAAAATTTCCTAACCAAAAAAGATCCTATACATATCCAGGATCACTTGGCATAGGTAGTGGTTCATTACATAGTATGTAGTCCAATCCGGTTACCCTCGCTATCTTCAAAATAAGCACAAAAACCATATTCTCCGATACTCGTCATAGGGATTAGCTCTTTGCCTTTGTGCGCAACTACCTTGTTCAGCGTACCGGGAATATCGGTAACAGAAAAGTATATTAACGTACCCGTGTAAGAAGGAACAAAGTGTTCTTCCTTCACTAACGCTCCGCCAATTCCAGGAACATTCATTTCCATTGGGAACATAGCCATTTGGCGTGGACCCAAATCGACTATAGTTAGCTTTCGATCAAAAACTGCTTCATAGAAAGCCTTGCTTCTTTCCATATCCGCTACCGGGATTTCAAACCAGATTACCGGATTTATTTCCGTATTCATTTCTTCACGCTCCTAATATTGCTATTTTACGTCTGAAACATAGAATCGCTAGTCATAAATAGTATTCTTCGATCTGCTACCTAGTATAACTGAGAGTTAGTAGCCAGACAGTTCGATTGTTATTTATTTTGCGTAAAAGTATAATCGCAAAATAAGAAAGGGGATATCGCATGACGCCGGAGCAAAAAGAAGAAATCTATAAACTTAGGCTCCAAGGACTAGGCTACAAAGCCATTGCCCGGGAAATGCAACTCACGGTTGACGCCATAAAAGGCTACTGCAAACGGCACCACCTAAATGGACCGACAGAAGTCGTACACCTCAATGCCGAGGTAATCCAAGAAAACAATGCCTTGTGTTTGCAATGTAAAAATCCGATGCGGCAAAAGCAACAAGGCAGGAAAAAAAGATTTTGTTCGGATGCCTGCCGATATAGCTGGTGGAATGAAAATCAAGATAAGCGAAGTAAAAAACCAGCAGCGATCTATCAGTACACCTGCCAAAACTGTGGACGAAAATTTAGCGCCTATGGTAACAAGCAGCGGAAGTACTGTAGTCATAATTGCTTTGTTAAGTTTAAGTTTTGGAGTGAAGAAGATGGAATTTAAAAACGTAAGGTTAACAAAAATATGTGATTTGAAACCGCATCCCAAAAATCCAAGGGTGCATCCCGATTCTGCTTTAAGCAAGCTTGTAAAAAGCATAAACAAGTTTGGTTTTACAAATCCGGTATTAGTAAGTAAAGATGGATTTATTTTGGCAGGGCATGCCAGATGTAAGGCGGCACAAAAAGCAGGTATTGAAGAAGTACCTGCTATCTTTTTAGATCTTGAAGGTGCAGATGCGGACGCTTATCTAATTGCCGACAACAAAATACAAGAAGAAACCGACTGGGATAAGGACTTGCTCGCAGAACTGATTAAGGATTTACAAACCTTAGACTTTGATGTATCCTTCACAGGCTTTGAGCCTCCGGAGATTGACCAGATCATGACAAGTGTGCATAATAAAGATTCCCAAGAAGATGACTTTGACGTAGATGCAGCTTTGGAAGAGGAGTCCTTCGTTAAGCCAGGCGATCTATGGCATTTGGGAAAACACAGACTGATGTGCGGCGATGCCACCAAAGCAGAAGATGTGGCGATTTTGATGAATGGAAAAATGGCAAATCTGGTCGTAACCGATCCGCCGTATAATTGTGCGTATGAGGGTGGCACAGGAATGACGATTATGAATGATAATAATGGAATCTGGAAAGTTCTACGAGTTTTTGCTTGCGGCTATAAAAAATGCATATCAGCACCTTGCCGATGGCGGAGCCATCTATATGTTCCACTCTGATGCGGAAAAGGTGAATTTCTATAATGCAACAGTTAATGCTGGCTTTCATTATTCCACCACATGTATTTGGGTGAAAAACTCCCTGGTGATCGGTAGGATGGATTACCAGATGCGCCATGAGCCCATTCTTTATGCCTTTAAAGACACGGCAAAACACCGGTGGTATTCTGACAGGAAGCAAAGCACCGTATGGGAATTTAACCGCCCAACCAAATCCAAGTTGCATCCAACCACAAAACCAGTTGAACTTGTGGCTTATCCTATCCGTAATTCATCTCAAGTCAACGGAATCGTGCTTGATTTATTTGGCGGCAGCGGATCTACCCTGATTGCCTGCGAGCAGATAGACCGCAGCGCTTACGTAATGGAACTCGATCCAAAGTATGCAGCTGTTATCGTAAAGAGGTATGCGACAGCGGCAGGCAGTACCAAGGACATTTACCTGGAAAGAGAAGGCTGCACTTGCTCACTGTAGGACGTTTTGGCAGAAATGGACAAGGACCTTATTTAACTCAAAAAAGACGAAAAAACTTGCTATTATGTAGATGCCAAGCCCCATACCCCTAATAGCTTGAAAAACCTGGTTAACTTAATGGCCAGTAAAGAAGAACTACTTTACAAAAGCCTTGCGATTGATTGTGCTAGAATGCGGTATTGCAAAAAAGTCAACGAGGACCTAATCACTGCCATCAATAAGAAAAAGCCAAAAACCTTAGCGGCTTTGGCCGATATTTGGTATGATGGATACGGGCAGGAAAGTAGAGAACGGCATTACCACAACAGCCGCTATCACGGGCTAAACCTACATAGCACGTTCACCAAGGGAACTATAGAATTTCGACTTTTCAACGGAACTTTGCATGCCGGAAAAATTAAGGCATATTTGCAATTTTGTTTAGCTCTGAGCTACCAAGCCTTAGCGCAAAAGTCGGCCAGCGCCAAGCGAACAACCACCGACAACGAAAAATATACCTTCAGATGCTGGATGCTGCGGCTAGGGCTGATCGGGAAAGAGTTTGAAACCTGTAGACTTCATTTTTTGAAAAATCTTACTGGCGATTCGGCTTGGAGAAATGCCGCCTGAGATGAAAACCAGCCGCCAGGGGCTTAATGCCCCTTGGCTGGCTAGGAAGGTACATAATGGAGGTTGGAATGGAAACAAAGATTTATGCTGCCTATGGCAGTAATTTGAACCTCAAGCAAATGAAGAAACGTTGCCCCAAGGCAAAGGTTATTGGAAAAGGTGAATTGCACGATTACAAACTTACTTTTCGAGGAAAACAGGCCGGAGTGGCTAACGTGGAGCGAAGCAATAACGACAGCGTGCCAATCGTATTATGGGAAATAACCAAGGATTGTGAACGGGATCTTGACCGCTACGAAGGATATCCGAAACTATATGAAAAAGAATTAGTGACAGTACAAACCGATGCTGGACAGAAAATTGCCATGATCTATGTTATGGCCAAACAATATGAAGATATGCCTTCTCTGCCAAGTGAATATTACTTTGAGATCATTCGGCAAGGCTATCTGGATAATCGAATCGAGACAGCCAGTTTGGATGAAGCTTTAGCAAATACTAAAACAGAATTATTATGACCTTAAGGAGTTCATAGGATGGATACGTTCTTCTCGCAGCAGTTCTGTGATAGGTGTGGAGGTAGTCTAAAGCAAGGCAGGATTATGTCGATGTTTAATACCGAATGCCTTTGCCTTGCCTGCAAAGAAAAAGAAAAGGCACGAAAAGACTATAAAGCAGCGGCTCAGGCGGAACTGGATGAAGTGAAAAAAGGTAATTTCAATTACAAAGGCATCAAAGGATAAACAACATCTAAATTTTGAGTCTATCAGAAGATAGGCTCTTTTTATTTGCCGTAGATAAGGAGGTGATACCTATGGCTCAAAAAGGAAGAAAGCCAAAGCCGACAGCGTTAAAAATACTGGAAGGCAATCCGGGCAAACGACAGCTTAATAACAGTGAGCCTACACCAGTAAAAAAAGCACCCAAATGCCCAAGCTGGCTTGATACCGAAGCTAAAAAAGAATGGCGGCGATTAACTAAGCAGCTAGAAGATTTAGGACTTCTAACAATTGTTGATATGGCCGCCTTTGCTGGATACTGCCAAGCCTATGCCCGGTGGAAGGAAGCCGAAGAATTTATCAGTAAGCACGGCACGATTGTTAAAACCCCTTCTGGCTATTGGCAGCAGGTACCACAGGTATCCATCGCCCAGACTTACTTAAAAATCATGAATAAATTCTGTGAGCAGTTTGGACTGACTCCATCCGCTCGGAGCAGAATTGTTACAGATGCTGGACAGCAAAATGAGGCTGATCCGATGGAATTGATTTTGTTAAGCGGGGGTAAGAAGAGTGTATGATGAGGCGAAAGCCCAGCATGCAGTTAGCTTTATCAACTGCTTAAAACACACCAAAGGCCAGTGGCATGGTGTGCCTTTTGTACTCTTACCTTGGCAAGATCAAATTATCCGGGACATTTTCGGAACAGTAAAAGAAAACGGCTACCGGCAATACAACACGGCGTATATTGAAATTAGCAAAAAAAATGGAAAGTCGGAAATCGCCGCAGCAGTGGCGCTATATATGACTTGCGGCGATAACGAGTGGGGAGCCGAGGTGTATGGCTGCGCTTCGGATCGGCAACAGGCGTCCATTGTATTTGACGTGGCGGTCGATATGGTTGACCAATGCCCGGCGCTACGAAAGCGGATTAAGCCTATTATGTCAGTGAAACGCTTAGTTTATCAGCCAACAAATAGCTTTTACCAAGTGCTATCAGCGGAAGCCTATACCAAGCATGGCCTCAACGTGCATGCTGTTGTGTTCGATGAACTACATTCCCAACCAACCCGTGGACTCTATGATGTTATGACCAAAGGCTCCGGTGACGCAAGAACGCAGCCGCTATTTTTCCTTATCACAACCGCCGGTAATGATCGAAACTCCATTTGCTTTGAAGTACATCAAAAAGCGAAGGACATACTGTCTGGTAGAAAAATCGACCCGACCTTTTATCCTGTCATCTATGGGATTGATGATGCCGATGACTGGGCTAACGAAAAAAATTGGTATAAAGCCAACCCATCGCTTGGCTATACCATAGATATAGAGAAAGTCAGGGCTGCTTTTCAAAGTGCCAAGGAAAACCTAGCCGAAGAGAACCTATTTCGGCAACTGCGGCTCAACCAGTGGGTGAAACAATCGGTTCGCTGGATGCAGATGGACCGCTGGGATGAATGTGCTTTTCCCATCTATCTTGAAAGCTTACGCGGTAGAATATGCTATGGGGGACTTGATTTATCAAGCACCACAGATATTACCGCCTTTGTCCTGGTATTCCCGCCACGTGATAGCACTGAAAAATTTATAGTGCTGCCATACTTTTGGATTCCCGAAGATAACTTGGCCACAAGAGTTCGGCGAGATCATGTGCCCTATGACATCTGGCAGCAGCAGGGCTACATTAAGACCACCCAAGGTAATGTGGTCCATTACGGCTTTATCGAAGCCTTTATTGAAGAACTCCATACTATATACAACATCAAGGAAATAGCCTTCGACAGATGGGGAGCTGTACAAATGGTCCAGAATCTGGAAGGGATGGGATTTACCGTGGTTCCTTTTGGACAAGGGTACAAGGATATGTCGCCAGCAACCAAAGAACTCATGAAGCTTACATTAGAGAAAAATATTGCACATGGGGGTAACCCAGTGCTCCGCTGGATGATGGATAATATCTATGTAAAAACCGACCCTGCCGGAAACATCAAACCAGACAAAGAAAAAAGCACCGAGCGTATTGACGGTGCAGTGGCTCTTATCATGGCATTGGACAGGGCAATTAGAAATATGAATAAGGCCAGTGTTTATGATGAGCGAGGTATTTTGATACTGTAAAAATGAAATTACGAGAATTGTTTACTGAACTTATTTCATAAAAAACTTAAAAAATGAAATAATACAAGCGCAATTTTCATTTATTTTATTTGGCCTTTCCAAATTATCACTCACTGCGTGATGAATAGATCTGTAATTTTTTCATACATCAGATTCTTGAGAGTGAGGCATAATTATGGTACAATAAAGACACAAAAAGGAGATGATGGTTATGCCTCAAATCATTCCAATTCGGGATTTGAAAAACACCAGTGAAATTTCTCAAATGTGCCATGCCTCCAATGAACCCATTTTCGTGACAAAAAATGGTTATGGCGACATGGTGATCATGAGTATGAAACTGTATGAAGAAAAAATGTTTATGCTGGATGTATATAAGAAGCTTGAGGAAGCCGAAGAAGAAATTGCTGAAGGAAAAGTACTGGATGGAGAAGAATCTCTAAAAAAGTTAAGAGAGAAATATAGTGTATAAGCTGATTATTTCAGAACTTGCGCATCAGGATTTAGACAATATTGTCTCATATATGGTAGTGCAGTTAGCGAATTCTCAAGCAGCTACCGATTTTCTTAATGATGTATTTACATGTTATGATTTTTTGAAGAACAATCCAATGATGTATGAAAAGTGTCAAGATAAGCGACTGGGAAGAGCAGGTTACCGTAAAGCTGTGATTAGGCACTATATAATGGTATATAATGTAAATGAAACATCTCAAACTGTATTTATCATGCGTTTTTTTCATGGTGCGCAAAATTATGGTAAGTTGGTTTAAAAATTGAGAAATAATGTGTACTAAGCATCTGTTTACGCAGGTGCTTTTTTTGCGCCCATTTTTTGGAGGTGATCCATGAGAATCCCACTTCTATCCAGATTGTTTCAAACCAGAGCCAGTCCAAAAAACAGCTCATGGGGCAGTGCATATAACTTCTTTTTCGGGATTAGTACCAGTGGCAAAACAGTCAATGAGCGAACAGCTATGCAAACAACTGCTGTATATGCCTGTGTCAGAATCCTAGCCGAAACCATAGCCTCATTACCTTTGCACACTTATCGCTATACGAATAACGGTAAGGAAAAAGCTACGGACCACCCCATATACTATCTACTCCATAGCGAACCAAACCCTGAGATGACCTCATTCGTGTTTCGAGAAACACTGATGGGTCATCTTTTATTATGGGGAAACGCCTATGCCCAAATCATCCGCGATGGCTGGGGCAGAGTGGTAGCTCTCTACCCGCTCTTACCTAACAAAATGACTGTCAATCGAAGCGACCAAGGCCAACTCTACTATGAATACAACAAAGACGGTCAAAGCTACTTCCTCAGAAGTTATGAAGTCCTTCATATTCCCGGACTAGGCTTTGACGGTCTCATTGGCTACTCCCCAATCGGCATGGCCAAAAACGCAATCGGTATGGCCATAGCCACTGAAGAATACGGAGCTAAACTATTCGCCAATGGCGCTAACCCCGGCGGTGTACTGGAACATCCGGGCGTTGTAAAAGATCCAGCCCGAGTCAGGGACAGTTGGAATGCTGTTTACCAAGGCAGCGCTAATGCTCATCGTGTATGCGTCTTGGAGGAAGGGATGTCGTTTAAAAGTATTGGCATCCCACCAGAGCAGGCCCAATTTTTGGAAACAAGAAAGTTTCAAACCGAGGAGATATGCCGAATATTTAGAGTACCGCCGCATTTGGTGGCAAGCCTTGATCGAGCAACTTTCAGTAATATTGAGCACCAATCCATTAGCTTTGTTGTTCACACAATCCGGCCTTGGTTGGTACGGATAGAGCAGTCCATAAATAAAGCCTTATTTACTGAAAGTGAGAAGAGTAAATACTATGTTGGCTTTATAGTGGAAGGGCTTTTGCGAGGCGATTATGCATCGCGAATGCAAGGTTACGCTATTGGGATTCAAAATGGTTTCTTAAGTCCGAATGACGTAAGGTCTTTAGAAAACATGAACGCAATAGAACATGGAGATGTCTATGCTATGAATGGGAACATGCTGAATTTGGAAGATTTGGGCGCATATATCAAAGGACGAGGAGATGTGAAATGAACAAATTTTGGAATTGGAGTAATAGCGATGAAGGACGGACGCTGTACTTCGACGGTTACATAGCTGCGGATAGTTGGTATGATGACGATATTACCCCGAAAAAATTCAAATCTGAGCTTACAGAATCAACTGGTGATATATCTGTCTGGCTAAATTCCCCAGGTGGGGATGCGCTTGCCGCGAGCCAAATATATACAATGCTAAAGGAGTATAACGGCAAAGTAACCGTCAAGATTGATGGCTTAGCTGCCAGCGCGGCCTCTGTGGTTGCCATGGCTGGCGATGAAGTTGTAATGTCGCCGACTGCCTGCATCATGGTGCATAATCCGGCCACAATGATTTTTGGTGAAGCCGCTGACTTTCAAAGCGGCATCAAAATGCTAAGTGAAATAAAAGAAAGCATCATCAATGCATACGAACAAAAAACAGGGCTATCAAGAGCCAAAATAGCAAGCATGATGGATGCGGAAACCTGGTTTAGCGCCCAAAAGGCAGTGGAGTTAGGATTTGCCGATAAAATCCTCTACGCTCCCGAGCAGGTGGAAGCGACAGAGGGCTTTATTTTTGACAAAATTACGGTTACCAACGCCCTGCGCCGCAAATTGCCAAAGGAAAAACAAGAATCAGAAGCCCAGCCGCAAGGCGTGCCGCATCAAGAGTTACTAACAAGATTGAACTTATTGAAATAGGGGGAACAACACATGAATAAAATTTTAGAACTCCGTGAAAAGCGGGCCAAGCTTTGGGATAGCACCAAAGCCTTTTTTGATTCCAGACGAAATGAAAATGGTCTTTTATCTGCCGAAGACACGGCTACCTATGAAAGTATGGAAGCCGATGTAGTGAACCTGGGTAAGGAGATTGATCGACTAGAACGCCAAGCCGTATTAGATTTGGAACTATCCAAGGTAACCAGTGTCCCTATCACCAACAAACCGAATCAGCAGACAGAGTCCGAAAAAACAGGTCGAGCCACCAATGAATACAACCGCGCTTTCTGGAAAGCCATGAAAAGCAAAAACATTTTTGATGTGCAAAATGCTCTCCAGGTTGGCACAGATTCAGAAGGTGGCTACTTGGTACCTGACGACTTTGAGCGTACCCTTATTCAAGCTTTGGAGGAAGAAAACATCTTTCGGCAGCTGGCCAAGGTCATTACCACTTCTTCTGGCGATAAGAAAATCCCGGTAGTGGCTTCAAAGGGCACAGCTTCCTGGGTTGAGGAAGAAGGGGTTATTCCTGAATCTGACGATGCCTTCGGCCAAGTCTCGATTGGGGTATATAAATTAGCCGCGGTCATTAAGGTATCGGAAGAGCTAATCAATGACAGCGTCTTTAATCTTGAACAGTACATTGCCAAGGAGTTTGCTCGCCGCATTGGGGCAAAAGAAGAGGAGGCCTTCTTTGTTGGTGACGGCTCCGGCAAACCGACCGGCATTTTCAATGCGACTGGTGGTGCTGGTGTAGGGGTTACAACAGCCAGTGCTACAGCCCTTACCTTTGATGAAATCATGGATTTGTACTATTCCCTAAAATCTCCGTATCGCAAAAACGCCGTTTTTGTTACTAATGATGCTACCGTCAAAGCCATCCGCAAACTCAAAGACGGAAACGGGCAATACCTCTGGCTGCCCTCAGTTACAGCAGGTGAACCGGATACTATCTTTAGCCGTCCGGTAAAAACCTCGACCTATGTTCCGGCTATTGCTATTGGCGCTAAAACAATCGCCTTTGGTGATTTCAGCTACTACTGGGTCGCTGACCGCCAAGGTCGAAGTTTCCAACGTCTTAATGAGCTCTACGCTGTAACAGGACAAGTTGGTTTCAAAGCCACCCAGCGTGTGGACGGCAAACTCATATTACCGGAAGCCATCAAAGTACTCCAAATGAAAGCATCGTAAGGTGAATGATCATGACGATTAAAAACTATGCAGAACAAGGCGGAGACAAATGGGTGGTCAGTGGAACCCTGGAAATCAAAGCTGAAGGTGAACTTATCCTTGGCAGTGTCCCGCTCAGCAGGGCCGTTGAACAAGAAAAAAGTGATGCTGCCACCATCGCAGAACTAAAAACGAATTTTAATGAACTGATAGCAAAGCTACAAGCCGCTGGCCTTATGGACAAGCCTCATGGATAATTTGCTAGTCACCATAGCAGAGGCAAAAGAATATTTGCGAATTGATGGCGAGGAGGAAGAACCCCTTCTCGCCAGTTTGATTTCCGTAGTAACCGCCCATTGCGAGGACTATTTACAGACTGCCTTATCAACCGAAATCCCGTTACCTGTCAAACAAGCCATCCTCATCCTGGTAGCCCATTTTTATGAGCAGCGCATAGGCGAAGCGATCCCCAAAGTAGTGTACACGCTCCTTTCGCCTTATCGCGCTCATCAATGGTAGGTGATGCATATGAACCCGGGAGAACTCAACTGTCGCATTACATTATTAAAGGAAACAAAAGTACCTGATGAACAAGGCGGCTTCGAAACGACGTATACGGTTCGCGCCACAGTTTGGGCCAAGCTTATGACGGTGACCACTAAAACAATAGATCAATTTGAACAGCTAACACCAGAAATCCTACACCGCATTACCATTCGCTACCGCAGTGATGTGGCTGTAACCGACCGTGTTCAATATGGCGATCGGATATTTGAGCAGATTGGGCCACCGATCAACGAAGAAGAGAAAAAAGCCTATCTTAGACTTGAGTGCCGGGAGGTGGTAGCCGATGCGGCCAACGATTAAAGTTACTGGTATTGATAAATGCCTGCGGTTCGGTGATTTAATCTCCGGTAACGTCAGTCAAGCTATCGAAAAAGAGGTAGAGCTTGGATCGCGGGAAATCCGGCAACGTGAGCAAGCGTTGGCTCCTAAGAAAAGTGGTCAACTGCGCAAAAGCATCGTCACCCGTAAGGGGAAATACGGTATTTCCCGAATGGTGCGGGCCAAAGCCCCCCATGCGCCGCTTCAGGAATATGGCACCAAGCGCGGGGTGAAGGCCAAATACTTTGCCGAAAGAGCCCGTAAGGAATTAGTGCCTGGCATTGAGGCTAAGATCCGTGCTGTTGTCCGGCGAGAGGTGAAAAAGTGATCCGCTCACCCGTGTCCCCTTTAAATAAGGCACTTTATGACAGACTGAAACATGCCATGACGGTGTCAGTTTATGATCATGTACCCGCAGGCAAGAAAGCCCCCTATGTTGTGCTCACTGATACAGTAGCCCAAAGCTGGAACCCAAAAACAATATCCGGAGCAGTAGTCACGGCCACGATAAAAATCATCAGCGAGTACCAAGGCGACAAGGAAGTAGCGGAACTAGCAGATGTCGCTATTGCTGCCATTCAGCAGCCGGTATTGGAATTAAGCGAGGCCTGGCAGGTGGTGCTGGCGACTGTCGACAGTCATTCAGTGGAGCGTTTTGAGTCGCACCGCGAAGCCACGATACTATTTAAATTCACGATAATTGACACCAAGGAGTGATGAAATGTCCTTAATTCCAAGTGATGGTGTAGATTTTCTACTCAAAGTTAACACGGGAACAGCGGAAAACCCTGTATGGGTGACAATAGGTGGCCAGCGAGGAGCAACACTTAGTATGACAGCAGCCATGATTGATGCTAGCCACAAAATGTCCGGGGCCTGGACGACCAGCGTTCCAGGCCTTTTAAGTTGGAGCATTGATGCGGATGCGGTTATGCTGACTGATTCGGCAGGCTTGACAGTAGAAGCGGGACGGCAATTGTTACTGTCGTCCTTTTATAACCGAATCCTGGTCCATGTCCGCTATGTGCGCAAAGACGGTAGCAAGTTCCAGGGCTATGCGGCCATTACCGATTTGTCCGAAGAAGCGCCGCATGATGATGTGGCGACCTACAAAATTAAACTCGACGGCAGCGGGGCACCGGAAGAGGTCAATGGCACGAAACAGGTAGAAACGGTAACCGTAGCCGGAACAGTAACGACCGCAGGTAACGCGACCATTACCGTAACTGCCGCAGGAATGACCGGGTCACCGAAAGCCATTAGTGTGGCTGTCTCTTTAAATGATTCAGCGGCTGTGGTGGCACAAAAAGTCAGAGAGACGCTAGCACTCGATAGTGCGGTGATAGCTCTCTTTGATGTTAGCGGTGTGGGAATAGCAGTAGTCTTGACGAGAAAAGTGGCAGCCGCTAATGATGCGACACTGAACATAGCGATTGCCAATGGAACGTGTGCGGGTCTTACCGCTGTGCCAACTTCAACAGACACAACTCCGGGAGTAGCCCCGATATAACGTAGAGCGCATGGCAAATAAGCTGTGCGCTCATTTTAATATTTACAGAAAAAGAAGGAGGACTTCTCATGACAGGACCAGTTTATCTTACCATCGGTGGCAAAGAGCGCAAGCTCCGCTATGACATTAATGCGGCGGCAGACATGGAAGAATTAATGGGCGGCAAATCCCTGCTATATGTTCTAAAGCAACCCGATGGCCGCAGGTTTCTCCGCCATCCGCATCTTGCTATGGGGTGGCCTAAAACATGCAGAAAAAGGACTAACCCTGCAGCGGGTCGGCCTCATGATGCAAGAGTACATGGAGTCAGGTGGCAGCGTCGAAAGCCTTGCGGCTAAAATCGGCGATGCTGTCCGCAAATCCAAGATCATGGGCGAAGAAACGGAAACAGTAGAAGAGACTCAAGAGTCCGGTGACCTGGGAAACGGACAATAACCACGGTAGCTGAGTGGATTGCGTGTATGGAGCCAATGGCCTACGGAGCACTGGCGCTTACACCCTGGGAGTTTGGAAAGCTGACACCCGGAGAATTCCAGCAGATGATCGATGGGTATCTCTGGCGAACAGAGCAAAAACAGCGGGCAGCGGCACAGCTTGTTGCTCCGATCATCAATACCTGCACCAATTACGAGTTGAAACGACCGGTTACCGTGGACATGCTGTTAGGCATTGAACCAGCCAAGAAAAAAAGCACTGACAAAACACCGGAACAAGTGAAAGCCGAACTGATAGCGAAAGTGGGGTGATACCATAGCCGGAAATGCTGCAATGACAATTATCATCGGGGGCGATAACTCTGATTTTCTGAAGAAATGGGAAAGCACGAAACGAGCTATGCGTAAAGGCCTGGGTTCAGAAGCCATGGAAATGTCGGAAAACATCGTCTCCGGTTTTGCTGCAGCCGCTGCCGCTATGGGTGTCTTAGGCCTTGCCAGCATTAAGATGGCCGGTGATATGCAGGCCAACAAGAAAGCCTTTACTACCTTGATTGGGGATAGCGGGCAGGCCGAAAAGTTCCTAAGTAACTTAGCGAAATTTGCCGCTGAAACCCCATTCCAACTACCGGGCCTTGTCAACTCATCCAAAAAGTTATTAGCGTTTGGCTTTGCTGCACAAGACATCATTCCCATGATGGCGGCCATTGGTGATGCTGCCGCTATGCTTGGTATTGGACAAGAAGGCATCGACCGTATGACACTCGCTATCGGACAGATGCAGGCCAAGGGCAAGGTTTCGGGAGAAGAAATGCTCCAGCTGGCTGAGGCTGGGGTTCCCGCCTGGAAGTTTCTCGCCGATGCCATTGGTATGGACATTCCAACGGCGATGAAAATGGCCGAACAAGGTGCCATCAATAGTACCACCGGCATCAATGCTGTACTGATGGGCATGCAGAATCGTTTCAAAGGCGGTATGGAGGGCTTGTCGCAGAAAATCCCCGGACTCTTTTCGACCATTAAGGATAACGTTTCTTCTGTCATGCGCGAAATGGGTGACAAAATCATTGCTGCACTCGATCTCAAAACAAGAATGAAAGCGTTGGCAGACTCGCTCGACCAGTTTGCGGCCTATGTCAAAAATAACGGAATTCAGGCTGCGCTACGCGATTTGATTCCCAAAGAATTATCATTAGCAATTTTTGTAGTAGCCGGGGCGCTCGCAGGAGCAGCTATTCCGGCTATTATTGCTTTTGGCACAGCACTCTGGACAGCCTTGGTTCCCTTAGCGCCGTTCATTGCTGGCGGTGCCGCTTTAGGTGCTGTAGCCTGGGTCATTTGGCAGGCGTGGGAGCCACTTGGTGGATTGTTTGCCAACACCTGGACAGCAGCTGTGGCTTATACGCAGCAAAAATGGGCAGAACTCAAAGGTATTGTTTTTAGTGGAGTGCAACATATCTTTTCTGCCCTTCAGCCGCTCCTTAATATATTTGGTGGTGGAATACAATCAGCCGCTGCTGGGTGGCTGGAAAGTGTTTCGCAGGGAGCTGCCAATGCGGGGGAAGAGGCCGCGGCGGCTACCGAACGGGTTCAAACGGCAGTGGGCGGAATCAGCACCGCCTGGGACGGTATCGGAAGCAAACTGATCTCTGGTGTACAGGAACTAAAAGAGAGTGCGGGTGGGCTTAATACCACCTTTACCGGCTTAACAGGAAGCAATGCTGCCGGAACAAGCGGTGCGCCAACTAGTGCAGGGGGCGGCACTGGTGCTGCTGGCAGTGAGTGGGATAAACTGGCCAAGAAAGCAGAGCAGACCAGCAAGGCCATTGAAGAACAATGGGTACAGACGACAAAAACAGAGTTGGAACAATTAGAGCTCTGGCGTTCACAGCAATTGGAGGCTTTGAATGGAACGATGGCTGCCAACGAAAATTACCAGCGGGATTTGGAACGGCTGGAAGCCACCTATTCTGTCCGTCGCCGTAAGATCATGGCCGACGAACAAAAGAAGCGAAACAGCATCTGGGATCAGGCTGCCGATGCGGCGCGAGCCTTGCAAACAAAGCTGGGAGCTATTGGCGTAACCGGTGTCGATAAGCAGAAGTTTGATATGGAAACTAGATGTGGCAACTCAACTTGACACCATTCGCCGCAAGTACCGTGATTGGGAGATGGAATATGCTGTTGCTACCAAAGAGCAGCAAACCGTGTTTCGTGAGGCGTGGACAGCCAACGGGATACAATTTGAAATCACTGAGTCCGGTATGGTTGCTTTCAGCAAGCAAGTAGCGGCAGAGCAGGTAGCTATTGAGACGGAAAAAAATCAAAAGCTAAAAGACCTGCATTACGAACGGGTGAAATTTCAGGAAGATTTGGATCAAGCCCGTGCTGAGGGCGATATTGCAAGATTCCAGGAGTTATTGACTAGCGAGCAGGCGTTACTTGCTCAAGAACTTACCGGGAAACAAGAATATATTGATAGCTACTATAAGATATGGCAAGACGCGCATCGCATTTCCATGAGCTACATGGCTCAGTATACCAATGGAATGTATGATGGCCTTAAAGGTGTATTTTCTGACGTGATCACCGGCACGAAATCCATTGGCGACGCCTGGAGTGATTTGGGAACAAAGATCATTAAGATCATTGCCGATATCGCCGCCGAGTGGCTGGCCAGCCGCATCGTGATGTCGGTTTTCGGCAGCTCTTTCCTCAAAGGGGGGCTAGCCGGTTCGGCAAATCCAGCCACCGGTTCTTCCAAACCGAAGATCACTTTACCCAAATTTGCGTTAGGTGGTAATTACGACGGCGGTCTAGCGCTGGTAGGCGAGAGGGGTCCGGAGCTTATTAACTTTAATCGTGGTGGCCGGGTATATAACGCGCAAGATACACAAAGCATGATGTCTGCTGGTTCGCCGACAATTGTAATGAACATAAACGCCTTATACCCCCGCTGCGTACTCCGACAGCCAGCGTTCGCCGACAATTGTAATGAACATAAACACCCCTGACGCCCATTCCTTCCGGCAGTCGCAAGGGCAGATATTAGCCAGTATGAATATGGCTCTGGCGCAAGGAAGACGGAATCTATGAGCAGCTTTCATGAAGTACAGTTTCCTCCAGACATCTCTTACGGCTCAACTGGCGGCCCCGGTTTTTCCACCGGGGTCGTTACTACGTCTAGCGGCGGTGAGCAGCGAAACCAAAACTGGGCGCAGTCCCGCTGTAAATATAACGTGGCGCATGGGGTGAAGAACCAAAAACAGCTAGATAACCTGATTGCATTTTTCCGAGCAAGAAAAGGGAAAGCCTATGGGTTTCGGTTTAAGGATTGGTCTGATTTTAAAGCAGTGGGCCAGATTTGTGGGGTTTTGGAAGGAAACAAACTGGTTTACCAACTGCAAAAAACCTACGTAGACAGCGCAGGGTTCACCGACATTCGGCTAATCAAGAAGCCGGTTAGCGGCACTGTTACCCTATATATTGGTGGCGTAATGCAGACAAGTGGCTACACGGTGGATTATGTCACAGGCAGAATTACCTTTGACGCTATTCCCGCCGGTGTTGTAACGGCAGACTTCGAGTATGATGTCCCCTGTCGTTTCGATACTGACGAAATGCCGATCAATATTGACAACTGGAGCAGTTATTCATGGTCAGGAATTACGGTTATTGAGATTAAAAATTAGGAGGCGGCTTTATGTCATTTACGTTTTATACGGTGGGGCTGTTAGAAGAATTATCCTTCAACAGCGGATTTGTGCAGGTTATTAATAGTGCCTACGCAAGAACAGCCCCTTATTACGCCATTAATCAGGGAGTAAATGCAAGTATTCTGCGACACGACTTTCCTGAACAAACCGCTGATGTTTGGTTGTCCCAATGTATTTATATTGCCTCACCTGTTAATACATCAAACAATGCGATCCCCCTAGCTCTTAGAAAATCAGACGGAACGACAACACTTGCCTATTTGAGTATCGACCAGCAAACACTCGTTGCGACGGCCTATGTGAGCGGAGTAGCCAGGGGCTCCTTCGCCATGACGACCTTAACGATAACCCAAATCGAAATGCGGCTCAAGAAGGATTCTACAGCAGGTGTTTTCCAGGTATGGAAAAATGGTGAGTTAGTTGTTGATTTTACAGGTGATACGGGACCGGCAACCGATTTAATAGGCTCAGCCTATTGGTATAGCGGGTCAAGTGGGAATGTCCTTTCTTTTTCTTTATCCGATATCGTGATCACCAATGATGGGCGTATCGGAAATAAGCGTCCTGTCATTGTTGCGTTAACTGGTGCGGGGGATGCTAGTCCGCCTGCCTACTACGATATAGTAGGTAATCAAGTGACGACAACCTATAGCAATAAAACCGTGGGCCGTACGTATATCTTGGCCAATGTTTTTTCGCATGCCGGTACGATTAAAACTATTACCGTTAATTTTAATACAACAGGAACCATCTATCTTGGAGTTTGTACGCGCAATCAAGGGGCACCTACCAAACATACCAAACGATTAGTGTCAAATCAGCTTGCTGTTTCCGCAACGGGAATAAAAACCTTTGTTGCAGGCGTCGATTTTCCCGATAACTGGCTAGTTTCGGCGGGCGAGTGTTTGGCAATTTATACAGAGACAGCGCAGATGAAATACGGCAGAAATTCAGCTGGTCCAGATAATAACGGGTATAACAGCGATGGGACATACTACTTTGCTGGTAACGGACTGGCTGATGTGACAGAAAGAACCTATACGGTAGACTCAGCCACCTATTTTGATTGTATATATGCGCAATATCAGGTGACTGACCCAAGTCGAGCCTATAGCGAATCAACAGCGGCTGATCGATTGGCAAGGAAAGATTTTTTGGAAACCGTAAGATATGCCGAGTTCGTGAGTGACAACGATCAAATGCTCTGTGCCATAGGCGATCTACCACTTATTTGCACAGGGGTTAAGTCCGTTAAAGTGACAGCGCGAGCCGTTTCGGGTACTTCCCTGCCGAACGCGGATTGGATACTAAAAATAGGCAGCGATAACCTCGGGATACAGGCAGCGATTCCCACGACCATGGCTTTGAAATCCATCCAATTTGACGGGAACTGGACACCAACTCAGTTCAACGCCGCACAAATTGGGTTTAAGGCCAGAGCGTAAGCGGAGGTACTATGGACAATGCAAAATTAGCCCAGTTATATGGTCAAGCGGTTATAGACCCAAGTACAAGGCTTTCGCGCTTGTACGCGCAGGCACTGCTTACGGATGAGACACTAACCCCGGTATTATTGTCAGCACTGTATGCCCAGTGTATATGCTTACAACATCCGAATGTGGCTGATCTATATGCACAGGCACTGGTAGACCCGCATCCTGTACCTTGGATGGCCGAAGAGGTAGTTACCGCTGCCTACTGTTGGCGCGTTGATCGGACTGACGGGGTAACCTTTGGTTTTACCAGCCACGATCAGGATTTAACCTTTGATGATGTCACCTACGAAGCGGCCACTGGATTTACGCCGACGGCTGTGGACACCAGTGACAGTTTGTCTGTCGATAACCTAGATGTGGACGGGGTGCTAAGCTCAGATAAAATTACAGAGGATGAGCTGGCTGGTGGGGTTTATGACTTTGCCCGGGTGACGATTTACCTGGTTAATTGGAAGAATATCAGCGATCCGAAACTTATTCTAAGGCGTGGTACCATTGGTCGTATCCGTTACGGTAAGACAGGTTTCACAGCAGAGATACGGGGATTAACCGAAGCTTACCAACAGAAGGCAGGTGCGGTATATCAAAAGACCTGTCGCGCAAACTTAGGCGATGCCAAGTGCGGCGTAAATTTAGCGAGTTACACAACGACGGGAAGGGTAACGACAGTCTATAGAGATACACAATTCGCGACCAATGTAGTGGCAGACGCCGGGTTCTACGACTATGGTACTATCACCTGGACAAGCGGGGATAATCGCTATTCTACTTCCGAAACTAAGGTATTTATGACGGATGGTACCATTGAGGTGTATTTACCTACAATTTGGCAGCCCCAAGTAGGGGATACCTTTACCATTGTTGCCGGTTGTGATCGCAATTACTCGACATGTATTAACCGATTTAACAATCGACTCAATTTTCGCGGCGAGCCAATGGTACCGGGCAATGATTATCTTGCCAGTTATCCGATAAAAGGAAGCGCAAACGTAGTTGCTGCAGGCGACGATGCGAGTCGAGGGTAAGGGGGAAAGCGATGATTGGAGAGAAAATGGTAGCCGAAGCACGGGAATGGATAGGAACCAAGTGGCAGCATCAGGCGTCTCTTAAGGGAGTAGCGACTGATTGTGTGGGACTCGTTCGCGGCGTTTATACCACCGTAACGGGACGACCGGTAGAAAGCGACACGGATTATCACCGGATGCCGGTTCCCGGTAGGGAAAAACGACTGCAAGAGGAGCTAAGTAACTATGCGGCTATGGTAGAGATAGCTAACAGGCAGCCCGGCGACGTGCTGCTTTTTAGTTTTATCAATGGTACCTCTAACCACGTAGGCATCTACGCTGGCGAAGGTCGGTTTATCCATGCTTGGGCCGATGTGCAAAAGGTCGTGGAAATGCCACTGAGTCCTGCCTGGTTTCGATCGCTTAAGAACGTGTTTCGCATACCGGAGACTCTTTATTAATGGCCACAATTCTACTTGCCAATGCGATCGCGGCGGCCAACCCGTTCTGGGGTGCAGTCATTTCGATGGCAGCAGGTTTTGTAGACCAGCGGCTGTTTGGTCCTAAAGCGCCTAATGCTGCAGGGCCACGAATGTCAGACCTGTCAATTCAGTGTTCCACCTATGGGGTAGCGATTAACAAGGTCTACGGAACCACACGAATTGCCGGGAATGTCATATGGGGAACTAACTTTGTTGAGCACAAAAAGGAAGAGTCCTCCGGTGGCAAGGGTGGCGGAGGTGGTAAAACAACGACGTATTCCTATACCATATCGTTCGCCATCGGCTTATGTGAAGGAGAAATTACTGGCTTTAACCGGGTGTGGGCCGACGGCAAGGAGGTGACCGATAAATTTGCGGGAGACAATCCGGCTATAGAGTACACTTTGTATCATGGCACTGAAACCCAAGATCCTGATCCATTTATTGAGGGTATTGAAACCAGTTTTCCTGTTCCGGCCTACCGGGGCTTGGCGTATATCGTGATACAGCATATGGACGTAACCGACTTTGGCAATCGAATTCCCAACTTTACTTTTGAGATAGTGAGGACGGTGAATTATCTTGACAGTATCGTCAAGGAAGTATCGGCTGGCGCGGGCTTACATACCCAATTAGGAACTGCTGATATGGAAGCGTCCGATTTGGCGGGAATACCGATTGATGGTTTTTGTGTGTCCTCAGAAAAAACCTATCGGGAGCGGATCGAACAGCTCATGATGGTCTATACCTTTGGAGCAGCGGAAGCAAACGGTAAGCTCCTATTTATTAGGAAGGAAACTTATAACCGGTTTCCCGTTCCGGCTGATTTTCTGGGAGCGAAGGAAGGGAACGGCGGCGAAGAAAGCAGCTATACCATCGAGCGTAAGCATGATCGGGAACTACCTAAGTTGGTTAATGTGTCCTATTTATCGCTTGACAAAGATTATCAAACTGGTTTGCAAGCAGCTGTAAGACCTAATTCCACAAGTGAGAACACCGAAAAGATTGATCTTGATTTCGTGATTACAGATGCCAGGGCCAAGGAACTAGCTGAGCAAAAACTCTATGAGGCTTGGGTTCGGCGCTCAACGGTTGCAGCGTCCTTAGGACCTTGGTGGGCCTTTTTGGCTCCCGGAGATATTTTGGACATGGATTTATCCGGTCGACGACGATGGGTGCAACTGACCAAAACTACACTTGGGGTTCCTGGGGTGATAAAAGTGGAAGGAGGTACCGATGTTGGCGGCAATACCTTTAGGCGTACCGAGCGCATGGTAGACGCTGAGATACCTTCGTCAGTACCAATACCGCCGTCGGCCATTACTGTTGAATTCTTGGATATTCCCCGCCTGCCAACCGATACAAGGTCTGATCCAGTGGTATATTTGGCGGCAACGGGTAGTCCCTTTTATGGGGCCAACGTATTTGAAACCAGAGATGGCGGTGCATCTTGGATACTAAAGACGCAGATGGACAGCCCTTCGACGATGGGAATGATCACAACACTTTTGACAGCTGGATCAACAGAAGTCTGGGATGAGGGCAATTCAGTAACCGTAGTACTGACGCATGGAACCTTAGAGTCTAGGCCTGAGGTAGATGTGTTGAATGGTTACAATGCTGCGGTTATCGGGAACGAGATTGTGCAGTTTAGATCGGCGACGCTGATAGCAGTGAATACTTATATACTTTCAGGACTTTTACGCGGACGGCTGGGTACAGAGGAACAAGTAGATAAGCACAGCATGGGGGAGCGGTTTGTGTTGCTAAAATCAGCGACGATTACCACCCTGCCAGCACCAATGAGCGAGTGGTATTCAACAAAAACATACCGTATCGGGCCAGCAACTAAGCCGGTGACGGATGCCACTTACATTGAAAAAATGTTTAGTAATAATGCCCGCTTGTACCAGCCGTGGTCGGTTTGTAATGTGGCGGGCAGTAGAGATGCAGCAAATAACATAACTATTACTTGGGTACGGCGTGACCGAAGCGGTGGAGCTTGGTTAGATAACGCGGATATACCAATGAGTGAAAGTATCGAGCGCTATGAAGTTGATATTGTGTCTGGTTCTACGGTTAAGCGCACACTAACGGTCATAACGCCCTTGGTGACGTATACGGCAGCTGACCAGACAAACGACTTTGGTACGCCTCAGGCTTTGTTGAAGGTCAGGATATATCAGATGAGTAGCATCCGGGGACGGGGAATTGGTAAGGAGGTGATAGTATGAGTAATACGGTTAGATTAGCACTACCAAACTTAGTTTCTGGGCAGGCACAAAAAGAGATCACTCATAATATGGCTCTGCAACGCTTGGATGCACTGGTGCAGACAGCGGTGGAAAGCATGATTTTAAGCACACCCCCGGTAGGGGTTGAAGGAAATCTATATGTTGTCGGAATTGGGGCTACAGGTGTGTGGGCTGGTAAGGATAATAGCCTTGCGCATTTCGTTGGCGGGGCATGGGTGTTTTATGTGCCGTTTGTCGGGATGAGGTGCTGGGACAAAGCGACTTCAACGGCGATGGTTTATACCGGGAATGCTTGGGTACAGGAAGATACTGCCCAGAGTAAGATTGGATTTTTTGGATCAACTCCGGTTCCAAAGACGTTGGTTACATTGGGAAATGTGGACAATGAAATTGGTAGCCTTCCTATTAGTGCCGCTTATTCTCAAATAGAAGTGCAGGCATTACGGGATAAATGCGAAAAGTTAGCGGATGATGTGCGGGCGCTTAAAGCAGCGCTTAGTTCTTATGGATTAATTTAATGGAGGGATACAATGATCGAATATACACAGACGGAGCTGCGGATCATGGCTGTGTTTTCAGCTATGGGCGTAGTATTTTCTTTTCTCATTGGTGGTGTCGACAAGTTGGTTACCGCCCTTCTCATCTTTATTGTGATTGATTATGTGACTGGGTTAATTGCCGCATGGAATACAGGAACTCTCCAAAGCAGTAAAGGTTTTGAGGGCATCAAGCGCAAGCTTGCTATGCTGATGATAGTCATTATAGCCAATTGGGTAGATGTTGCCCTGTTTGGTAGCAGCACTTGCCGGTCTATGATTATCTTTGCTTACCTTGGAAATGAGGGGCTCAGTATTATTGAAAATCTGGATCGCATGGGCTACGGGAAATATATACCGGTATTTATGCGTGATAGGCTGATGCAATTAAGGGAAGAAAAACAGTTTTTGAAAGGCAACGAGTAAATCGACAAAGGGAGGGAATTTATTATGCGTATTGTAATTGACCCCGGACATTCGGGCCGGAATATTGACCCTGGAGCAGTAAATCAAAACACAGGTTTGCAGGAAGCTGACGTTGCGCTCATTATTTCGAGATTAGTTGAGAAATATCTGCTTGCCGTTGGCTATGAAGTTAAGCTTACACGAACCGAGTGGGAGCAGCCGGAAACCGATGATTTGAATTATCGCACAGCGTTAGCCAACATTTGGGGCGCAGATGTGTTTGTGTCGCTTCACTGTAATAGCGCCGCCAATAAAGGTGCGAAAGGATATGAGACTTGGACTTCACCGGGAGATACGAATGGGGACCGACTGGCCACCTGCCTGCATAACCAAATAGCTGCTGAGTTTCCAGACCCGGTAGGGAGAACCGATTACTCGGATGGTGATGCCGACAAGGAAGCACGGTTTTATGTGCTGGTGCATACCGAGGCTCCGGCATGCTTAGTGGAAATGGCGTTTATCTCAAATGATGAGGAAGCCGCATTACTAGCAAATCGCACATGGCAGGACCGTTATGCCAGAGCCATTGCCCGGGGTGTGACCGATTATTTTCAGTTACTATATATATATATATATATATATAAAGGAAGGAAAACGATAGGAGGCCGCAATT